CTCGGATACCCTGGCGATCAACGATCTGATAGCCCTCACCGAAGTTGGCAAACGCCATGGACAGTGAGCCAGTGGCCAGGTCGGGCATGTCCTCAAACTCAACCACATTATAGCCCAGCAGACTAGCGGGTTGACCAGCAGCGATGCCGGGTGCCCAGATGTAATTGCCTTGGCCGTCCTTGATCTTACGGACTTCAGCAGTCACGCCTCGTGGCATAACCCAGCGTGCGCCAGAGCGGTAGCTCTGCTTCATTGCGTAGATAACATCCAGCAACACATCACCGCCGGTGCCGTCAGTAGCAAAGCCGCCATTGACCCCGGAATCCTTCTGCTCAATCGTGCCGGGCAGAGTAGTTCCATCAGGGTATGTCAGGAAGCCGCGTGGCTGGCCGACGCCTGAGCCGTTGACGAATGCCGCATTCTCAACCCGGGTGAAACTGTCAGCGACTTTCATGGACAGCCACTGCTCAAGGTTGACCATCGAGTCATCAAGGATCTTCTGAGTCGCAGGAGCGTCTGCATACAGCTCATGGACTGGGATGCGCCATTGGCCAAGCTGAGGGGTGTTCGTACTAGGGCGAGAACCAGTCTCGTTAACCCAGCCAGCACTTGCCTCATTCAGGTCATACAAGCCTTCCAGTGCGTCAGTGCCGATCGTCTGGACAGAGGCAACAGAACGCATGGGCGAGCTTTCAAAGATTTTTTCAATGATCCGTCCGTTGGTATCCGGGTCAACAGTGTAGCCGCCGTCGGGATCAGAGCCGACAGACAGAGCCTTCATTGACTCAGGTTGATTGGCATACGAATCGCCTTTACGCAACATGCCGAAGAAGTGCTTCCGGTATGCTGCCAGTTCATTAGCGCCGAACTTGTCATCAACCTGGATGCCACGTTGCTTTGCTACTAGATGGGCAAATTCAGAAGCCTTCTGTTCCAGCTTAGAGCCTTCACCAGTGTCGGCATGGGTGGACTTTCGAGCCAAAGCAGTCTGGGCTTTTTCAAGCTCAACTTTTGCAGATTCAAACTCGTCCATTCGAGTTGACATTTTAGTGATCTGTTCTTCAAGCAACGGATCGGCTTTGCCATTCTTCTCAATCTGCTCGAGTCGCTGGTCGTTCTTTTCTTTGAAGTCATTGAAGGTCTTTTGAATACCCTCGACTACTGTATCGAATTCATCACTCATGTGATAACCCCTTGATTAAATGAAAGTTTTTTCAGTGTTTCTATCATTGCAAGACGTTTTTCCTGGTCAGCGTCCCGCTGGTCAGATGCTTGCCGGAAGCCATTTCCCGATATGCGGGTGGCCTCCTTTCGTGAGAAACCAGCGTCCCGCAGGAAACTCTCAAATTCGCGTTCAGTCTGAATGCCTTTGACATTAGCAATCAGAGCATCAGGGTTTGCACCCCAGGTAACTAAGCTAATCTCCCAAAGATCGGCGCGTTCAATCACTAGGCCACGGTCGCCAGTCGCCTCATCAATGTTGAATCCAACGCTCATGGCGTCAAGCTCACCCGCCTTCATCAGTGCATAAGCTTCCCGGCCCTTCTCGGTCTCCATGATTAGGGAGCCCTTGACGTATAGGCCGTTGTCGTCCTCGCGCACTGCCTGCCACGATCCAATCATCATTGTGGGGTTATGCTGCCAGAGCATTTTGGGGCGACGGCCGCCAGACTGCATACGGTCGATAGAAGCTTGAAACGCACCCTTCACGATTACATCACCGTCTGAATCCTGTACGCCAAAAACAGAGGCATAGCCGTCGAAGTGACCGCCATCGTCTAAGTTCTTGATTTTTAAGGTGGTTGTGACTGTTTTTCTTTCCATGCCTTGCCTCTCTCTCAATTGGCATCGGTAACATAATGTTGCAAATTGTAACACTATGTATCATGTATTGAAACATCCTGTCAATTGGGCACAAAAAAGCCCGCGCTTGGCGGGCCTGTGGGTTGACGGGTTTCGGGTTAGTTCGTTACCGCCTTCTCGACTAATCGACTGGCGAACTGGGTGTCTGTTAGCGTAATTCCAGCAGCGTCTTCAGCTCGTTTCTTTGCTTTGTTGAACGCCTCCACGGCTGTGACTGGCAAGGTAACGCGCATTTGCTTTCTATTGTTGTCCATTTAATCCCTCCCAAGCCAAAAGCGTTCCATCGTCCATTACTTCAAACCCACCATATTGAGAGCTAAAACCTTTAGGAGCACCGGCAGGTGTTTCTGTTGTTTGCACTCTTGCGCGAACAGAATCACCTTTTATCTTATCGGCACCCCCTGTCCCCTTAGTTCCTGAAGCCGGAGCAACTACATAACCGCCTGAAACCACACGCTTTACAGCAACGCATCTGCCTTTTTCTGGATCAACACCAAAACCTATCACAGACCTGTCTCCAACGACAATCCGGGCTTTTTTCATCATTTTTTCAGGAATAATTATAGCCAAGCCTAAACGTGACGTTCCGTCTTTGTTTGTGCCTGACTTTACTTGTTTAACAGACAGACACTCATAGCTTGATGAGTCATTTCCTGATCTTTTGGGCTGTACCCAGTCAAAAATAATTGTCATAATGCTTACCTCAATCTGATTTAGTTTATGCGCTTCTCACAACGCCCAATCAGATTAACTAACGTGCCGCCTACTGTCAACAGGTGGCGGCTTTTGTTTTTATAGTTGTCTTATGCTGTCTCATTGTGTTTATTCAAGTGCTAATCAATAATCTCAAACACCACGGCACAGCGGCAGTTGATAACCTCAGCAGCCGGGCCATTGGGGTCACCAGGGTATCGTAACTCAGAGCCGCCAACCGTGAATGTATCATTCATCCCCACCATCTGGCCGTCAGCGTCTCTATGTGTGTCTCTAGTACGCTCACCGTTCGAGGCTACCCATACGCGCTGCATCTCGATACCTGTGGCTTGTGCACTCGCGTTGGCGCTTGCCTGGCTTGCTGCGTGGGTTTCAGTCCTGGCAATGGTCTGGGCGCGGCTTGCTGATTTCGTCGTTGCGATAGCACGTATCAGTTTGCCGATCTCACGTTCTGACTTGCCCTCTTTGATTCCAGCTTTCACGATCAGGGCTATGTCTGCCCGGGTGGTCTCTGTGATCTGCTTGATCTTTTGGGTGCCGTACTCCCTCACCCACTCAGCCATTATTCCATCCATGATCTGAGTCGCCGTGATTGTCGCTTTTTGATTGCCGAGTATGCGCTCGCTGAACTCCCTGGCCGTAGTATCCCAGAGTGTTGTCAGGGTTTGTTTGATGCGCTGATCGTGATCACCAGATGCCGGTACTGGCTGCCCATTATCAACAGCCTTGGCCGCCTCGTTCATTGATCGACGTATCTCACGTCGCAGGCGTACTTCATAGCGCAACACCAGTCGGTCAAGTAATAGGCTCTGTATCCGCTGCTCTCGTTGCCTGCTGTTACCCGTTAGTGTTGCCATCGTCAACCCTCGGGGTGAATGCTCTGGCTGGGTTAATCATGTCACGTGCAACTTGATCACTAATAGCAGGGAATGCTGCGTTCACTAATGCTATTGCAGACTCATACGGCAGTTCACCATTGGCAACTAATTGCACGATCTCAGACAAGCTGCTGATCTGTGCACCGTTCAGTGCAGTGTCTTGCACTTTATCACTGCCTGCCACACTGGGCACAGCACCATCGCCAAAGGCTTCAGCCGCCGCGTCTTCAGGGTCTTGATCTGGATCAATAATATCAAAGTTAAGAGGTATGCTGTTGGACGGTATGTATATCGTTTCGCCGCCAGTAGTGGGTTCAAAACCCTTAATCTCACGGCGCTCGTTGATCGTCAGGTCGGTTGATTGGTCGGCCATGGTCCACAGCTCTTTCCGCTTCTCAGCAATCGCCGGTACTTGATCGAGGTCAATGTCCAGCAATATGCCGCCGAAAGATTCAGACAGCCAGCCGTTAAGCTCATCCCTGATGTAGTGAATCATCGGGATTATCGTCTCTTCATAAAACGCTAGCCGAGCCTCCCGGTAATTGCTGTACGTTGAGTCGCCGGGTATGTTGAGCAGCAAGGGCGGCACGCCAAGGGCAAGCGATATGTCACGCGCTGCGCTGTACTTGGTCTCAATGATTGCCATGTCAGCAGGCGACATGCCCATTTGTGTCCATTTCAGGCCACCCTCAAGCAGCATCGGTCGACCGGCATTACGACTGCCCGTGTACTTCTCGTCGATCTCTGCCTTGAGCCGGTTGAACTGATCGGGGCTAAGGTCTTTGTCTGACTCCATGGCACCCGACGGGCTTGCCCCATTTTGTAGCAGAGCCTGAATGTGCTTCATTGTCTCGTTGTGCTGATCGACAGCGTAGGCACCAGCCTCGATAGGACTCATTCCGTACCAGTCATCAAGCGGGTTGAATGCCTTCAGGTGACGAATATCGCTGAGTCCATTAGATGTGTCAGCTTCCCACTCTGTCTTGTCCTGCCCTACCCGGTAAGTATAACCACCTGGGAACCCAGTCTGGCTTTTTTTAACTGTCATCCGGTCAGGCCGTAGTGCATACATCTCGCGCGGATTTGCGCCGAGCATTACTCGTTCGATGTATCCGTTGCCTGCTATACGATAGAAACCGACCAGGGCTTGCAGGAACTCATAGCGAGACTGCATTGGATTAGGGTTGTTAATCAGACGCAGGAATGGCGTGTCAGTTAGCTCCTCGCCGTTCGGGCGGCGAGCAATCCATGGGATAGTCGCAATAGCCTGGGCAGTCTTGTTGATAGCTTGGTACGCAATGACGTTTTTTTGATAGCCCTCGTCAGCGTATAGTCGATAGTCACGTGGAGTCCACTGGGCTTCGGGCATACCGCGATACATGACAGCGCCGGTGCGTGATTCTTTTTGTCGGAATCCTGATTTCATCCATCCAAACATAGTCGGCCTGCCTGTTTTCGTTACCTCAATTATATCCGTGTGTCAACGTTTTTACAATGAACGGATTGAGGGTCTGTCGATTGTGACTAAGTGAGGGCATGCCCCCATGATAAACGAGTCAGCCAAGTTGGGAGACTTGATGCTGCGCTTTGATAGCTGATCTTTGGTTTCAATCATGTCTAGCCCCCGTTTGCTGAAGCTTCGCCGGGGTGTTGATAGCTCTCTTTTAAGTCTCTCAAGGTGCGGAAGCTCAGAACTTATGCTAATCAGTTCGCTGGCCGGGTAGGGCATGCCCTTGTTGATTGCATTGTATGTGTTCCTTAGCCGGTCAGATACGTCCTGCCATGCCTGGGCTTTCAGGTTCTCGAATTTCTCGCCGTTCATAATGCCCGGTGCATACTCAGTAGACTGCCTGATAACAGCGCCACCAGCATTGAATTTGTGATATCTGTCATGCTTGCCCATCTCTTTGAGTGTCGAGCCTACATGAGCACCCACACCGATTGAGTCATATATCAGAGACCCCGATCCTACCTTTGACCATGCCCGCTTAGTTGACTGATTCAACTCATCCTCGGGTGCGCTCCATTCGTCTAAGTCAATGCAGACAGAGCCATTGAATACGGTAGTAGCGTTCTTGTCGTCGCCCGAATCTGCAACATCGTAGCCAACACTCCTGGCACCATAGAGATCCAGTTCTAGGTTGAGATGTGAGTCTATTGCCGCCTCAATCCATGACCGTTTGATGATTGATGATTCATCGTCAGTGAGGGGTACGCCTAAATACTCATGTTCATGCTCGTCCGGGTCTTCAATCTTCTTGTCTTCGATCACCGCCCTCATGGTATCAGACAGGAACGGGTTGTCAGGGTAGTTAATAAACCTCGTCCGGGTGTTTGGCGGTGGATCAATGATGAACCTTTGGTATATGAAATCAGTCATAAACTTAGGATTAAAGCTGATCCACACTTCTGAGCCTTGCTTCCTGATCGTTGGTTCCAGGATTTTCCACTGCTCTTTAGTTAGGTTGTGGGCTTCTTCAATCCATAGAATGTCCGCGCCTTCGAATGATTTGATTTCATCAGTATTGCGCTCAATGCCGTAAAACGTGAAGTTGGTGCCGTTTCCATGGTGTATTTCTGTTGCCTGTATCTCATAGCCCCGAAGATCAAAGTTTTCAATTTGATTCTTGACAAGGGTATAGACTGACTGTTTTATTTTATTCTGGAATCTACGAACACACAGAAACCTAGTCCTGCATTGCGCGCCGATAGACGCAGCCATCCCGGCATACTCCCAAGATTTAGATGACGCTCTGCCGCCGTACAGTACCCGGTTCCGGACTTTGATGAAATTCTCCGGGCATGGCTCACCATCAAACCAGAAGTCAGCTAGATTGGGATTTAGAGATGCCACTACTCGCTCGGCTGAGGCTTGCCATACATGCTGGCAAATGTGGGTGTCATGCTGCCGTCAGTGCTGCTGTGGTCAAGCTGCTGCTTATCGTGCCAGCTAAACCGGTTCTTCATGTTAAAGATCCACACGGTCGCATTGCCGTCTGCGCCAGTCGTCATTTTACGCCCCTGACGCTCCCACCAAACTTGGCATAAGTCTTGCGCTCGCTTTACGGTTCGCCGAAATTCTGCCGAATCTTCTAGCAAAGTTCCATATCCTGACTCGCCTATGCCAAGCAAGCACCGTACCTCAACCGCGCTCCCGCCTTCTTGTCCACAGTCCATGATGATCTGCTTCCAGTCTTGCGGGAGGTCTTCTACTGTTGTTCTTGGTCTGCCTACGGGTCTCGCCATATCAATCCTTACCCCGCTCTACTGGCCTAACATCCACGTTAAACACC